TTGCATCGTTTACTAAGAACACGTCAACATCTTTATTGTTCTTAGGAGTACTGTTAACATCTAATGGGTTAGTTAAGTAATGACGACCATAATTAGTAGTTGTGTACAAGTGCCAATTAGTTGATTCAATAGTTCCTGATTTTGTGAATGGGTATATTACTGTACAGTTTACTACGTTACCACTAACGCTGTCGACTACGGCTTTTCCTGTACTAATGTTACCAAACCCTGTAGCTATATTTGCTGCGCCGGTAATAGTAAGAGTTGAAACATCTTCGTTTTGGAATACAACTGTACCAATGCTGTTTGAAACACTACAAGTTGAAACAACAAATGTGCCGTTGTATGTAGTTGGTGTCATACCGCTTATGATGATATTATCACCTGTATTATAAGGAGTTAACGGCATTGTCGAACCAGGCTGAGCAACAAATGTTAAGGTAACATATTGCTGGTTCTGTATAGTAGTAACAGTTCCACTAGTAATAGTATAAACGGATTCTGTTAAAACCAATCCAGTCCAACTTGCCGGAGCTTGCCCAGTTCCTAATGTTGCAGTAATTACTCCAGCGTTTCCACTTAGCGAAATACTTGAAGACGCATCTGTAGAATAATCAAAACTATAATCTATCAATCCAATTTGAAGGCCGTCGAATATACCGTCTCGGTAGAAAAACAAACTAATCCAAGGGCTCTTACTTACTCGATCAATTGGTCGAATGATAGTACGTCTAAAGTCATCTCCCTTGATAGTAATATTAGCAGATATTTTGATAGGATAATCATCGTAATAGATACCGCTTTCAACAAAAATAGTAATATTTTGAATAGCTACACTTTCAGCATAACTTAGTGTTTCTCCTGGTATGAAAAATCCAGGTTGTAACATGTTAACATTAATAGTATCGTAGGTTAAACTTCCACCAGGTGTGTAACTTAATATAACACCAGTTGCTCCTGAGGTATTACCAATTAAGATTTTTCCAGCTATAATGTGACCAGATCCTGTTTGACCTTGGTCAACACTGCCTTGGCCACCGTTGGTAAGTTGTATAGTATAATATCCAGAACCAAATGTTGGAGTAGCCGCAGAGCTTAAACCATTTTTAATAATGCTTAATATAGTTGTGTAAGATGCACTTGTTTGGTCAACCGCTCTGTTAAAGTTTGCAAGCCATGCAGAATCGTTTTGTGCAGCAGTCTTAGAAGTATCAACAAAGAATGCCTTACTTAGAGAGAAAGTTAATCCTGATGGAACTCCAGCTGTAGTTGTTACTGCCGAGCCGTCTAGCTTAGTTAGTGTAAATGTTGTTGAACCGTTTGTTGCGCTAATCAAATAAGATGTTGGATTAACATAATCGGATATAGTTCCACCACCGCCTTTTGTTCCACTAATAGTTACAGTTTGCCCAACAACAAGTGTTGCTGCACTACAGGTAAATTGTCCGCCTGTTCCAATAGTCAATACGCTGGCTGTTAGGCTGTTATAGTAATCGTTTTGTACAATGGTACTTTGATAACGCAGTCGAGTTGTTTGACGTAAAACTTGATTTGCCAATGACTGTGCAAATTGTATACCGTCAAAGGTTGGGGTATCGATTGGATTAGTGATTGCAGCAACTGCTGAATTATTTCTATAAAAAGAATTTCCTGCATTAATTGTTTGATACGTAGCAGGTACACCAGGTGTACCTGTAACTAGATCGATAGTTACGGCATCAATTTGTAAACCTAAATCTCGATAGCACAATGCTTCGTTATAATTTGCACCACCTTTATAATTTTCTACCAAGTAATTGATAACATAACTTGAAATAGTTTCTTTGGCACTGGTAATAATATTCCAAGCACCCAGTGGTTTAGCTGTGTTAAACAAGATGCCAGTATAAGGCGTTAATGACGGATATACAATAGCATACGTGTTAGTTGATGATGAAATTGTTGTGCTTGAAACACTTTGATAGTTAGCTACAATGTCTAGTAACAATCCAAATAAATTGGTTATATACGTAGTTGCACCCTGAGCACCTGCCCAAGTAGGTTGGAAAGCTGCCGGAGATAGTGAGTTACCTGCATATGTTGTAACTGAGCTATTTGCTATTAATGATAATATTTCGTTTTGTAATTCTTGGATTGCTAGATAGCAAATGCCAGTTGACGAATTGTTCTGTCCTGCAGCAAGTTGCAATATATCATTATACCAGAATTTTGAAGCAACATACGCTATACCAGAATTGCCAGTGTCATTGCCGTATGTTAGGTCGTAGCAAATTGCTTCTATTATATAAGATACGTCTCTAGAACTTTGTGTTCTATTGAATGAAGCGGACGGAAATGCATTAGCAATATATGCATTAATATTGGCAGGTAAGAACCCATTAGTCAAGTTAGCCGAGATTACTTTTCTTGCTTTGTTATTAACTGTATTAGCTGTGTCGGTATACAATGGTATTGCAGGTCTTACAGACAAGCCGTACGTTAGCATATCTAATATTATATTAAATTTTGCGTAAATTGTATTTTGCGTAGTAGGATTATCTGTAGGAGTTCCTAATAAAGTTTTGTCAATAAATCCAACAATACTTGAAAGATATCCGTTTGATCCAACAGCTTTGGTTCTTAGTAGTGTAACATTACTAGAGCCAACATTAGTAATCAAATTAAATGCTGTGCGAAGATTGCCTGAACTAGGTAGTGTAGGAGCAGTTCCAAACACACCAATGTTTGTATTTGATGAAGTGTTGAAAGCAACAACGTTTGCACTATCTGTGAGTATGTTTACAATCGTGTTAACATTTGCGACTATACTTGTAACTGCGTCAAGTCCATCTTGATATGTTTCATTAGTATATTGAAAAATACTTTGTTGATAAACAATGTCTGGTTTAATATTATCTACAATTTTTTGTGCAATAACGCCAAGATAGTTTAATGCTGCAATACAAGCACTGCGTTCTGTTGTGCTGGTTAAATTGGTAGCACCGTTTGATTGCCAGTATCTGTTACCAGCATACGTGCTTTGACTGTTGCCGCCGTATGTTAAATCATAAACAAGACTTAAAATAACAAACTTAATATCTCGTTTGCTAAGAACTTTATCATAAGCTAGCGATGAATATTTAGATGTTAAGAATCCAGTAATTTCTGCTTGTATAAACGGAATGTTATTTAATAACAATTGGCCAGCACTTACTAAGCCACTTGTAGTGAATGACGACGGTGGGTAAGTAGGAATTGGAACATTTAAATTACTGTCTTCAGTCAATACAAGTTTTATAATTGTATTTGCGTTTGTTTTTAAACTTGTAGTAATACCAGCATTAGCAACTTTATTAATTAATATGTTAATTAAGTTATTTTTAACAATAGTACCGCCGCTACCACCACCTGTTGCTGAACAATCGAATTTAACAAAATCGTAACCAACTTCAGTTACAGTCCAGTATCCGTTGTTACTAGTATTAGCATCTGTACTATTATACCCACTGGTGCTTACTCCAGCAACAATAATTTGTTCGCCTACTGCAAACGGAATACTTTCTTGCAGTTGAAACTGAAGAATTGCTGTAACACCAGTACCTGTAGCACTGGTAATATTAAGAGATGTTGTGTCTAATAAACTAACAATTTCTTCTGGACCAAAGTCTAGGATAGCACTGGTTTTGCTGTTATTGGCATATGGAAAATATAATCCTACCAATGTACTTTGATAGTTTGTTCCTAACGCAAAGTCGTAGCACAATGCGTATATGATCCTATCTACATAGTTTTCTAAAGATGTATTACTATTATAATTGTAGGAAAAATTTAAAATTTGATTACGAATTTGTTTAACAGCGTCTTGCAGTTGAAACAAGTTATTAGCAATAATATCACTATTGTAAGCATAGAAAAAGTTACTGGCTTGCGTAGTTACATTGTGAGTAGAATTTAAGGCCAAATCATAAGCTACTGCTGATACAATATCTTTAATAAATGTTGACCACTCAGTTTGGTCAAAAACAAATTCGTTTACATATTTTTTGTTTAGATAAGAAATTGTTTCTGATTGGATAAATGTACGGTTGTATTGTAGTAAACTAGCTGCATCTAAAATACCTTCTACCTGACTACTACCCTGAGTCAATCCAACAAGATGCCCTTGATCTCTAGATTGTTCAGTTCTTATAATACTTTCAAATTGATTTGCGCCAACAGTATAGTAGATAGTTTGGCGATAAGGACCAGTTTCTAAACTAGATAAATTTATTAAATTGTATGCTTGTAATGCCGCTGCACTTACGCTTGCATAAGCATAATGCCAAGCACGACCTTCACGTCCAGGCGGTGTGTTGACTTGTAAGTCGTCGCCCTTTGTAGTAACATATAAGTTAACGCCACTATAGTAAGTATTATTATCTACATAGTATTTTGTTGCAGCTTGTAAATCGCTACTTGAGTCAACAACTCCAGCACCACTTAACGGAATAGGGTGATCGCTTAGAGTTAGCGCACCAGTCATTGTATCGCCTGTTCGTAAGACTAGGTCTTGACGTTGTACAGCTTCGGTAGCAAGATAGTTACCGCTCAATGTTGAATCATATCCAGATACACCTATCTGGGGTGTTAACGGTTCTGAACGAACCTTTAATGCTCCAACAATAGCCCCGTTAGAAACTTGTAAATAGTTTTCGTTGGCATACCCAACTGTAACTGGTAATTTATCTAAGGTTGTACTAATATTATTTGATACATTATAAGCGTTAGAGTTAAACGCCGCAACTAATGCCTGACTTGGGCTAACTAAGTTTACAATAGTAAACGCATTTACAGCATTTAAACTTCCGCCTAATGTTGGGTTTTGGTCGGCTTGTAAATTTGAAGTAGGTGGTCTAAAAATGATCTTGTTTGGATTGCTGGTATCAATTTCAAAAGCACCTGTACTTGCACCAACTTCAATAGTTCTAGCACTTAGTCCACCACCGGTAGTAGCAGCCATAATAACTTGGTTAGCTGAATAGCTAGCCGGAGCGTCTGCTAAGTTTGTAAATTTAAGTGTACCACCACCGCCAAATATGGCATAAAGTTCTGTAAAGTTAGTGTTAACTTTATTAAAACTTGTACGGATACTGTCACCAGTTCCGTCATTACCTTGTACGCCGATGTCAATTAGTTGTTGTGTCATTTATTAAACTCCGAAACTGCTACCGCAGCCGCATGTTGTTGTTGCATTGGGATTCTTTATATTAAAACTGCTGCCCATTAAATCTTCTTTATAATCTATTTCTGCACCTGATAGATACTGCATACTCATTGCATCTATTAGCACTTTGAATTCATCTACAGGTATTTCAAAATCGTCTTCGTTGGCTATTTCGTCAAAAGTGAATCCATAACTAAATCCACTACACCCGCCGCCTTGGACAAATGTACGCAACGATAAGTTAGGGTTTCCTTCTTCGTAGAGAAGATCTTTGATTTTTGACTTTGCTGAATCCGTAATTGTAATCACATTTGGGCCCTCGATATGGTATTTATCAAATGTATTTTATAACCTTAATGTAAATACAAGTATGTATATAGGTCAAGAATACTCACAACAAAGCCATTATCGTACCAGCAAGTACGGTACAGTACACGCTTACCTGCGTAAAAAAACAGTTTTGATTTTTCGCTGTGACAGTTGCAGTGGAATTTTTAAACGTGACAAGGGCAATATGAATCCCAAGCGTTTAAATAATCTAGTCTATCATGTTTGCGGAAGTTGCGACCCCAAGCGATTTGCTCAAGAAAAGGGTGTCGAAGCACGTAAGGTATGGGACATGCCTGTTAGCAGTCTTAAGACGCTAGGCCAATTCGGGAACTTATAACGTTCCAGTTGATAATCTTCCACTGATTAGCAAGGTAACCTTTTTTGTCTGCTTGGTAGTCTAATGCCCAGGCATGTTCCCACCAGTCAATTATCAGCACAATGTCCATACGGATTTCGTGATTTTTAATAGTTTTGATTGTGCCGTTTCGTGCTAGATAAACCCATCCACTACCTTGCACCGCCATGGCTTCTTTTTGAAAAGCTTCTTTGAACTTGTCAAAAGTTTTAAAATGCTTGGTAATAAATTCACTGGCAGAGCCGTCTGGATCATTACTGCCGCTAGGTGCTTGGTATTGCGTGAACAATAAATCGTGTAAAAATGCACCTGCTTCATTAAAGTCAGCATCGCCCTCGCCGTTGTTAAAACGAGTTACATATGACTTATACAACTTGCCATAATGATAGTCTATAGTGTCTTCGCTAACACTGGGCTCTAAATCATCGCGGCTATATGGCAACTTAGTTTGAGTTATAGTTTTGGGTGTTTTACCCTCGTTTAGCGTGATATGCTTAATAAAGTTGTACATAATGGTATTTATCTATAAATAATCTACAGGAGGAACAAATCATGTTCAAGCAAATTAAAGAGTTCTTTACAGGCAAACCAGCAGTAGTAGAGACACCGGTTGAAGCTGCACCTTATAAAGTAGAAGTAGCACCAGTTGTGGAAGTAGCACCAGTTGTGGAAGTAGCACCAGTTGCGCCAGCACCTGCCGCTAAAAAAGCTCCAGCTAAGAAAGCACCAGCTAAAAAAGCACCAGCTGTTAAAAAGCCACGTGCTCCTAAAGCAAAGTAAGTTTTTTAGCTTGTTCGTATAGAGCAAAGCTAGCAAGATTTTTGCCTTTAGACTCGCACATAATATCGTGCGTATCCAAAAAGCTCAAAGCCCACTCACTAACTTTTGTATTCCAATAAAAGTCAGAGTGTGCTCTGAGCTTTTGTTTTTTGTAGCCATCTTCGAGTAGAAGCTGTCGATCAGGCATTATAGTCGGATCAAAGTTTACAAGGTAGTCTTCACGACTGATGGAGTAATGCATAGTAGGACGAACATTGCGCCAGCTGTCAACGACCCGTGCAACACGGGCATCTCTAGGATCCAAGTAGCTCCCTTCTCGAATCCAAAAATGATGGACGTCAAGAACAATAGGTACAATATCGCTAATAGTGAGACAATCATCTAATCCCCATGAGTTTTCTTCGTTTTCAATTGTAATACAATTACGTGCTTCAGTGCTTAATTTCTTATAGGCCTTTCGAATGCCGTCCGGGCCTTGCTTACCTGAGATATGTACATTGATCTTAAGATCCTGGAATGTTTTTCCGTAGCCCATATATCGTGCCATGTCTGCATGGTATTCGAATTCTGCAATTGAACGTTCAACAATTCCTGGATTTTCACTTGCAAGAACCGTAAACTGACCAGGATGAAAAGACAAGCGAACATTGTTAGCACGGGCAATATCTCCCACTCTTTTAAAATGTGTTTCGCAGTATGATACTACATCAGTCTTTCGCCAGTAACTAGCAAAGTCGGCGTGAGTATAAGCAGGAAGGAGATCACTGGAAATCCTAACCATCCTAAGATGCGGGTCGAGTGTGCTAACACGTTCTACCAACTTACGGGTTGCTTCGATATTGCCTACCATTAAGTCCCACAACCTTTGCTCTGCTTGATCTCTTGATTGTCGGTTTAACCAACTAATGGTAGTTGTACCAGTGTTGTATTGTTTAGCGTCATCGTTTTTATCAATGCCGTTGACTTGATGAGGAAAGTCAATCCATTTACATGCGAAGCCTATACGTTTCATTACCAATGCCTTATGACGCCTGCGATTATAAAAAAGTTTGTGATAATGTATATTAACACAACTAAGGTACGAAAGCAAGCAATTTGATCCGCTTCTGCGTCCGAACTGCCTGCTTTTTCACCTAATGCTTTGGCCCAAAGGCGCCAAAGTTTATGCAAATAAATCTTCATTCCATTCACGGTGTCCTTCACGGAAAGCCATGTTACTTTGGGTCTCTCTAACTTCTACACGATAACACCACAACCGAGCCGCTTCGCCAGGCCCCCACATTTCTGGAATGTAAACACCGTTAACATACTTGTAAAGCATATCTGCTAAACTCTCGCAACCCATTCTTGGAAGAATAGTTAGTTTAGCCAATTTCTTTTCTTGTAACAGTTTGTATGTTTCAAGTTCTGGATCATCCTCTGCTACTAGCAATGTGTGATCAAACTGATTTTCTAACATTGCTTTGAGCTCTTTTAGTCCGCCATAGTCTGCCGCCCAATTGCGAACGTCCAACTCATTAGTTCCAAAAAAGAATTTCATTGAAAAACTGTAACCATGAATTAAGTTACAGTGGGAGTCAGCTCTCCATTGTCGATATGCACATGGAAATGCGTCGTGGTACTCTTTGGTGCTGGTGTACTTGTATTGTACAGTTTGTAGATTTGCCATTGTTATGTTCTCCTTGTTAACAATGACATGCAGAGTTTATATTGCGGGATGAATGTCTAAGTCCGCATAATATAATTATACGCTTTTATACAGAAAGGTCAAGTTTATTGAGTAGCAATGTTACCAAAAGGTAACCACTGTCCAGGTGCGCCTGCAAACACACAAACCCAACCAATAAAGCTGTTGGCCTGTGGATTTGAGTTCCAGCAAATGTCGCCTAGTAAATAACTGCCAGTAGTTGGACTAGCTGGTCCGTTGGTAAATCTCTTATTGCCAATACTAACATCTCCAGCTACACTGAAACTTAATGTAGGATCTGGATTGTTTATGTTGACGCTCAATGGTCCAAATACTTTTGTTGGTTTGCTTTGTTGTGTAATATCGCCAATAATAGTTTCTGTACTATCACTGTAAAACACTTCCTTTGTACCTACCAATAATGACAGTTTTGAATTTGCAGTTATGCTATCGTGTTTGATAGTCATTGTTTCACTATCGCTAAACACATTAAATACTGGGGAAGCAATAACAGCGGATTGAATTGATCCTGCTACATTTAAGTTACTCAATGTACCAACACTAGTTAAACTAGAATTTACTACACCTGCGCCCAGTGTGTCCTGACTTAGAACTGGTTGAGTGTTTATATGATAACTCTTAGTTTCTGCTAAATCTACGTTATCACTACTGTATATACGATCAGGTCCTGATAAAAGTGTAAGTTGGTGTGGTGCATCCGCACTCGCCCAAACTAGTCCTAAACCGTAAACGCTAGAAGTTTTTGTAGGTAAGAATTGAATAGGATGTGTACGTTCTACTCTGTTGTCTGTTTCAATGCTGGTAGCAAAAATTGTTCCGTAAACATTTAATACTCCACCACCGCTTGCTGGATCACCAATATTAACTTCTCCACTGTTCTTTACAGTGATTCGAGTTTGACCATCGGTAGCAATGGCTAGGTCATGATTGCTGGATGTTCCAATTTGTGCTAAATTAACTCTAGGACTACCTAGTGCTATTTCTACATTGTTGTCTAAAATAGTTAGAGATGCACTAGGCTCGTCTGTACCAATTCCTAATCTGTTAACTGTACTGTTAACAAACAAAAAATCACCTATGTCAGCATTGCCTGAAACTGATAGAGAATTTAGTGTTCCAACTTGACTAAGGCTACTGGTCGTAATACTTGCACCCAATTCACCTGCACTTAATACTGGTGTATTGTTTATTTTGTAGCTAGAGCCTGTACCTAAGTCAAAATTACTGTTGGTCCATAATCTGCCGCCGCCGCGATAAATTAGTTGACTTTGTCCAGTTCCCCAACTCCATGAAAACCCTTTACCATTAATATCGCTTTCTGTGCTACCAAGCCACTGACCTAATTGTGTTGAATCGCCATTTGATGTAATCAAATTGGAAACTATAATAGTAGTTGCTGTCAGCGTATTCTTAACATTTACATTTTCTACGTGCGATATGTTGCCGCCAACATCCACATTGCCCTCGTGCTTAAATTCGCCACGGGTTGTAGTTAGTGTTAAGTCGCTTATTGCAACCGTAGTGTCTTGGATATCAAATAGTTTTGCCATGGAAAATACTCTCTTATGGAGTATTTATCCATGATTTGATATAGCTTACTGAACTTTTAGAAGAATAGTTTCTTCGTTAATACGACCGTTCATTTTAGTGTCTGTAGCGTTGATGTCGTCTAAGAACTTGCGCAACTGCACTTTGCCAGCGGCTTTGAATTCTTTGAGCTTTTCTTCAGGCTTACGAATAGTCTTTTGAATACTCTTAAACTCGTCAAAGTTAGTAATTGTAGTGCCTTTAACATTCAACGTGTTAAACTCGGTAGCAACATACTTGCCCAGTTTACGTGTCTTAGTGTTAAAAATCCACAATTCACTGCACCCAATGATATCAACAGGATTGATACTTACAAGTTTCAACGGCTCGTTGGTCTTCATAAACTTGAGTTTGGCAATCAGCTTCTCTTTTGGAACTGCTTTAGTTTTACGTGGAGCACGGTTAACTTTAGCTTCTTGAGCAAGCATATCGCAAGCCATCATAATTTCTTGATAGAACGCAATCAAGTTCTTAATTTGCTTCTTGCTACGATGGGCGTAACCCTCACGTAGCTGTTCATCACCCTTGCCGGATGCCAACAGTTCCAGTTCAGCTAAGTCACCGCTGTAGAACCCTTTAATGATCCTTGCGTGTGCAGCTTTGACTTCCTTGCCTTTGAGCAAGTTAAGCATCTTAAATGCTTTTGGATCAAAGTTTTCTGGGTCGGCTTGGAAACTTTCAATAGCGTCTTCGATTTCTTCAGTCATACGCATAGCGGCCTCTTTGACACGCTCTTGTATACTGGGCTGAGCAACAGTAGTCTTAACTTCAACAACTGCTTCATCGTCGGCATCGTTTTTACCTTGATCAATAATTTGAGAAATTTCGTTACGCAACCAAGCGGCAGTATCACGACCCTTATTAAAGTCCTCACGAACTGCTGGCATGCCACGAAGCAAACAACTTGCAATGGCACCCATTGTAACATTTACGCGGTTGTCTTTAGTTCTCTTAAAAGCGGCAATGTCTTCTTTGGTACAGTTAATACTAGCCATCCATTTGAGAACCGCAGGCTTCAAATCTTTGCCTGAAAATTCCAAACGGTAGTAGCTCATAGCAGAATGCCAATGGCGCAAAAATTGATCAGCACTCATTGCCTCTACATTGTCCCAAACTGGGCTGTAATCTTTTGGTGCTTTAGTACGATGCGCAATAACTTGTTTTTTAGTTATACGTGTTTTGGTTGCTGCTTTAGTAGCCAATTTCTGCTCCTGTTAGTTAAACAATACTTATATTATAGTTTCAAATACCGGTATTGTCAACCTCAGGTCCACAGGCTTTGTCTGATTTTGATAAGACGAATCATCATTTGTTCTTCTTCTTTTTCGTAGTCTGCTTCAATCTTTTGAAGAAGTTTATGAGCTTTGTCGCTGGCTTTCTTATCTTCAGCATCCTTGCTGTTTAAGCTGGAAAAGAAACTGCCGGGATATTTTACACGCATGGCATCACAGTGGGCACTCCAGCCACTTGCTTCATATGGGTCTGGACGATTGCGATAGGTCACAGTCCACCAAGTGTAAAGCTCGATAATTTCTTTAGCAGCTTTGGCTTGATAAGTTGGCTCGCCAAATCCTTTACTACCAGGTTCCGCCCCCATGTCTTCGCCAATAGTAAGACTACTTGCCCATTTTAAGTATTCCATGCCAGCTTCCGGACAACGCCAAGTTCTCCAACGCAACCACCCCTTACGCCACCATGGGGTTTCAAATTTAGTTTTAGCATCGTCACTCCAAATACAGTGATGCCATGCTTGTTCTATTTCAACAAAGTCCACAAGCTCGTTGAACATACAAGGAAGAAAGCGACTGCCAACATCACTCCAGTTACCTGGTTGTATGTCGCGAGGATGGGCCGTAAGAGCGTGGCTGTGAGAAACCCAGCGATTATTAATATAATAGCGTACATCATTTAGTTTGTCCGGAATATAGTAAACAAATTTTTGAAGATAGTCTAGACCTTCTTCGGCAATCCACCAGCGAACGGGATATGCTGATTTAGCTCGATCTTCCCAGGCATTCCATTCTTCGCTTGTACCACACTTGAGTTTTGTGGTGCCGCGAAGCCAATCTGCAAACTTACTACATGTCCAATAATGACTTCTCATTTTATACCTTATCTATTCCGTACATACTTTCGTATGGTGTTTTGTAAATCGAATAATACACCGCTTCTTGTAGAGTGGTGAAGAACCGCACTCGCAATATTTCCCCAGTATCCCACCAACGTAGTTTATACATTACTTTCTATCACCAAACAACTGCAACAAGTTAATGAACAAGTTGATAAAGTCCATGTACAATGTTAATGCCCCACGAACCTCGGCGGCCGGCGTAGTATCCATACTTAGTTCCTCACGGATCCGTTGTGTGTCGTATGCTGTTAATCCTAAGAAGATGATAATTGCTAACGCACTGATAACCATAGCCATTACACTGGATCCAATAAAGATATTGACAATGCTTGCAATAACAATAGCAATCAATCCAATGAACATAAATTGTCCAAGACTTTCTAAACTACGTTTGGTAAAGTAGCCGTAAAAGCTCATAACTCCAAATAAGATTGCCGCACCCATAAATGCACTTACAATACTACCCATAGTGAATATGGCAAAAATAGTGGCAAAGCTCAATCCCATTAAGGCCGAAAATCCGTGTAAACATAATTGAGCAACTTCTTTACTAGGGTTATTGCCTAATACCATTGCAACACCGAATACAGCTACAAGTGGAGCAAAGATTACAATCCACTTCATTACACCTGTAAAAAAGAATTGTAACAACTCCGGGCTAGTTCCTACAAAGTAACTAACCAACATTGATACAACGACTGCTAGGCTCATGTGTCCGTAAACACGGCCCATTGCACTGTTAATTTCTTCTGCTGAGCGGTAATTTAAAATGCCGCCATCTGTATAATTTGCACCGAACATGTTATTCTCCTTTAAACAAACGGTTTAAGATTTGGTGGTACCCACCCGACTGGCTTTAAAACTTTGCCATCTTCTCGTTTACGAACTTTACCTGTTTCGTGATCAATTTTAGCAAAGTTAGTTTTCATAACTTCTTTCCAAGCACCTTCTGCATCACTGCCCATACTGTGGATAGTGCCAATAGTAACAACTAGAATATCAATAAGTGCATCTAGTGTTTCTAGTTGATCAGTGTTTTCTACAGCAACCTGCAACTCTTTGAATTCTTCTTCAATTAGCCCTAAGTACATTTTAAATTGCGCTTGGTCAAATTCCCCGCCTGTAGTTTGATCACAGGCCTTCATAAACTTTTCTTGATCTCTAAACGGGTTTGTCATCTCATTGCATCCATTGTTAGTTCTTTTCCATATACATGTGCCACTGGC